CACGAAAAGTGTCAGTCATTGCCACCCTCCAGCTCGGCGGCGATGGCGAGGAGTTCTTGCTGCGCTTGGGCTCGTCCCCACTCAGCGGCGGCATAAAAGCTGGCGCAAGATCCTTTGACCTTTTCCCATTCATCAATAGCAGCAAACGGCACTTCAAATTCCTTGCCTTGATCTGCAGCAGCACGCAGGGAGGCGGCGATCACCAGGCGATCAGAGTCACGGTTTAAGCCTGCCCATAGCACTGCCTGAGCGGCGGGGGAAAGCGGTTGGTCAGTCATTGGGCAAAGCCTCCAGTGTGAGATAGACTAGACTGTAATTACTATAGCGCGGCTTCGCCGCAGGCGAAAGGACGGGTAACCGTACCTCGAAGAAAGAAAGAAAAGGGGGCCGAAGCCCCCCATACCACCGCAGTCAACTCAGAAGCAAACTGTACTCGCGAAAACACGAGCAGCGAGATAGTTGCCTGCTAGAATCATGCGATCCAGCACCTCGGCATTGGCTCGAGAGATGCAACGCTTGTTAATCATCTGGTTGGTCTCACGGAGGAGTACAGCCAGATTATTCACGTTGTTGATTTTTCCACCTTTATACGAAGCGGCACGAGCAAGAGAGTGTAGGTGACACACTTCACGAGGGCGACCATCCAGCTCTTCCAGCAAAATGGCAGTCTCAGAGAGACGACCAAAATCCCTCATTTCCTCTGCGGTGTTATGAGCCCAAACTTCCTCGGGCTTGCGCAGAGGGGCATTCGGGTTACCATTTGTGTGAATGGTCACGCGTTGAGGCAGGGTGAGGCTATACTGGCGGCACTCGTTGAAGAGGCGGCAAGCTTTGGCTTTCTTGGCAGACAGCTTGGCAGCCTGGCTCTGAATGCTGGCGGACGGGATTGTCATGGTGGTTTCGACAGTTGGATTTGGGTGAAGGGTGGTTGAGGCAACCGACCCGTGAACTTACTATAGCGTACCGAGAGGCGGAGTGAAAGGAGGGGGAGGGTAGGGTTAACCGTCCCACCACTCTCACAGGGTGAAACCCTGCTGCACTACTTTAACTGGGTAGCCGTGTCGAAGGTTGCGCATGCGCGTGGCCATCCCCTTACGCCACGAGGGATTCTGGTTGCTTCGACTCGCATTGCGCTCATCCAACAGTTGAGGGTCAGCCTCCAGAAAGTAGATGGTTACGTCCGGGCAGCCCTCGTAGAAAAAGTCAAAGAATTTGCTATTTGAAAAACGCTCTCCCTCGAAGTAGAACGTCCAGGAGGTGTATACCGGATCGGCATTCTTGGCGTCAAGCCACTCCCGATACTTGGGGCCACAGGATTTCGCAGTGCGGTCGGTTCCCGAAAACACTGCGTCGTCGTAGATGCCAGCCACAATGACTTTGTCTTCAGGGTACTCGGTGTAGACCACCAGCCCTTCTTTCTTGACCGTGCCTGTGCCCTGAAGGTTAGAAATGAAAGCACGCATGATGGTGCTTTTCCCAGATGCGGGCTCGCCGCAGAGACCAATGATTTTCATTTGCGCGTGAGATTGTGAACGAGATGGACAATAGGAATTTCTGGCACTAAGGCTTCTAGAATCTCCAACTGAATGGGGTCATCCTCGTAGAACCGTTCAATTTTATAGGTCTTGGAAAGCTCACGTAAAGTGATTGCCTTATGGTAACCTGAGATCTGACGGGTTTTCAAGTGCTCGGGGACTTGACTGTAGATGATGCGATTGGTAATTCCGAACTTCTTGCACCAGGCCTCGGTTTTCTCCCTCTCCTCGAAGGAACGCCCTGTTACAATAATGTCGTTGGGGCCTGGACGTAAACCAATCGAGTCTTTCGAGAAGTATACGCAGCCATCAAAATCTGTGCAGCAAATTGTTTCCACGTTAAAAGCCCATGGGGGGAAGTACATTATTCAGAAATGCGAATGCGAGCGTCAGGGTCCCATCCGTTTTGTTTGTTATGTTTGGCCACATTGCCAGCGTTGCTACGGAATCCATCTACGGTGGACTCCCAAATTTCTTTTCCTTTAGCCCTCATTCTTTCTCGATGCTCGGGAGACATTGTTGGGGGTTTATAATCAGGATGAAATATACCGATCTTGAGTCTTTTTTGGTTTTCCATCCCTCTTCGTCGGTCTTCATAGTATTTCTCGGAACCCACATAATCAGGGTCAAATATGCCTTTGCCTTCTTTCTTGGTGCGAGTTCCTGCCTTGCTTCTGTCCTGCAAATACTTCTCAGAGTTGCGGTATTCCGGGTCCATCCACCCACGACCAATCTCTGCATTTGCTTTTCCCAGAAATTCTCCGCTTATTCGCATTTCTTCCTCGGAACGGCCATGGCAACCTACCTTCAATTGCAGGGATCTCTCCCCAAAGAACCTCTGACAGAAAACGTAAGCCTCCTCGTAAATTTCAGAGTATTCTGGATACAGCTCGGCGAGAATCTCTCTTTCTTGGTGAACCCTGCACCCGTGCATGCAAGGGTAATTGGTGTTAAGGGTTTGCAAAGCACCGTGCACTATGTGATCCGGATACCAAAGCCGCTCGGTGTTAGTTTCCCCTTGCCTCTCAGACAAGGGGTGGTGAGCATTCTCCCACCAGTATCCTTGGGGAGGTTCAACTCTGTATTTAGCTTGACAGTGAAGAACCCACTCGTGGTGGCAAGTTATAAGTTTCATAGATAGAAAGGGAAGGGGGTGACCCTCCCTGTTTCACTTGTTCAAACTTTAGCTTTGTCGTTCAGGTGAATGTTACGCAGGGTCATACCTTCGAAATCCCGTACGGCAAACGCTTCGCACTCTGCTTGAGCAATTGCAAAAGGAAGCTGCTCCGGGGGTGTCTTCTGAGTAAACGCAGAGGGACCACGCAGGGAACCTACAATGCCCTCTTCAAGAGCCACCTTAAGGTATCGGATAGCGTCAATCACCACGCCTGCTGAATTTTCTGAGTCACAAACTTTCAGCTTCGCGTCAAACTCGATAGGAGCACCTCCGAAAGATTCCATTTCCAGGCGGAAATAAGCAACTTTATTGTCTTTCAGATAGGGGATCCAAGTGCTGGGGCCGGCATAGAGTGATTCGTCCTCGACCTCAATGCCACGCAACTCATTTTGAGCACGAATAACGTTCTCTTTCGAGATTTTCTTAGACGCAAGCCGGTCTTGATTGGACATATTTGCGAAGTCGGTGTTGCCTCCGAGATTAGCTTGCTGGTGAAACTTAACACCGCAACCACGGCTAAAAGCCAGCTCTTGCAGCATTTGACTAACAATTGAAGCCCCACAAATACCTTTCATGTCATCCCCACAAATAGGGAGACCAGCATCAATGAACTTTTGTTCCCACGTCGGATCGCTAGCGATAAACACCGGAATACAATTCATGAAAGCCACCCCTGCTTTCAAACAGCACTCAGCGTAGTACTCAGTGGCAATCTGACTGCCAACAGGGCAATAGTTAATCAGGATATCAGCTTTCGATTCCTTCAGAACTTCCACAACATCCACGGGGTCTTCATTCGAGATCCGGAAACCGTATTTTTCCGGAGCTTCCAACATATGCTGGCTTACACCGTCAAACACCGGAGACATTTGAACGATCGGACCTGCTGGCACATCCGGGCAAAAAACACGAGCACAATTCGGAGTGGCAAAAATAGCTTCGCCCAGCGGACGGCCAACCTTGCGGCGATCCACATCAAAAGCAGCCACCACCTGAACATCAGCGGGATGATATCCGCCAATCCTTGCGAACATCACACCGGGGATGTTACCATCCTTATTCTCGTCGTAATCTTTGTAAAACTCCAGCCCCTGGTAAAGAGCAGAGCAACAGTTGCCAATGCCTACAATAGCAACTTTAATCTTCTTAGACATGTAAACCCTCGGTATTGTCAGTTTTTAAGGTCTTTGATTGGGGTTCGTAGGACCTCATGAACAGTATACCTCATGAAGCCCCACAGTAAACGATCTAAACGAACCCTTCCGCGTAGGAATAATCCACGTTCTCCTGAGACCATGCCGGATGGTCGCTATCCTTAAACTTCAGGTAGCGTACTGGATTATGCTTATCCCTCAACGCAGCTTGTTCTTTCTTGCTAAAGGCATTCTTCCAGATTGTCTCCATTTCGCCCAGACCCTCTGGTGCTCGCTTTGGCAAACTAAGCAAAGCATGCGCATCAGGCTCATCCTTATAGATGTAGTGGGTGTTGAGGTTTAGGCCATATTTTACCATTACATCAAAGTAAGAACGGTCATAGCCATAGTTATTA